AAAGAAGAAAAAGCTGAAGCGGTTACGCAAGAAGCTGAAACTTCTGATTTACCATTTTAAACTTAAGGGCGGCGTAACAACCGCCTTTTTTATTACCTTTACAAAACAAAAACAAAACAAAAGAAGATGACAGAAGAAGATACAACTAATAATATGTTAATGGAGCTTATAGCTGAAGAATGTACAATAGACACTTCGGAAGTTATGGACTACCCACCAACTGCATTGAGTTTAGGTGAAAGCACAATACAATCTAAAGGCGGTGAAATAAAGTTCCCTATTCCGATTGGAACGTATGGTAATTTCAGTTTCATACAAGCGCCTCCTAAGAGTAAGAAAACATTTTTTGTTAGTTTGCTAGCTTCAGTATATTTAAGCGGTGGAAACAACTTCGGCGGTAAGATTAGAGGACACCGAGAAGGCCGCTGCCTGATGCACTTTGACACTGAGCAAGGCCATTGGCACGCACAAAGGGTTTTTAAAAGGGTTCAAGATATGAGCGTAACGAAAGAAGTAGGGTGTTATAAAACATTCGCGTTAAGGACTGTAGGGTATAAAGAACGTTTAAAATTTATAGAGTACTGTTTAGAACAAAACAAAGGCAAAAACGGAATGGTTGTCATAGACGGGGTAGCTGACCTAGTAAGTGATGTAAACAACCTAGAAGAAAGTAATTTATGTGTACAAAAAATAATGCAATTAAGTGCTAAATACGACTGTCATATAATCACGGTAATACATAGCAACTTTGGAACAGATAAACCAACGGGACACTTGGGCAGCTTCTTAGAAAAAAAGACTGAAACACAAATACAATTAGAATTAAATACAACAAATAAAGACTGGGTTACTGTAAGCTGCAAAAGAAGTAGGGGATACGCCTTTGAAACATTTAGCTTTAGTATAAACGAGTTCGGACTTCCTTTTGTAGTTGGTGAAATATACGACCCATTAAGATATTTTGCACCTAGAACATTAACTAAAACAACCTTATGAGTAAAACCCTTTTAGAACTAGCATACAAAAAGCATAAAGACTGGATTAATATTACTAAAAGTTTTGGTTGCAATCCTAGTAGTGCTGAAGATATAGTACAAGAAATGTATATCCAGCTTCATAACGATATTGTTAAAGGGTTGGATTTGTCGTACAATGGAGATATTAATCATTACTATTGCTACAAAGTTCTAAGGGGTATTTATTGCAATATATATAAAAAAGAAGCTAAACAAATTAAAATATATTTAGAAGATATAGACGAGCTTAAACAAGCTGAAGACATAGGCATAGACGAGGTAGAATACGCACTACGTAAAGAACAAGTAGACGAGATACTAAACGAAATGTATTGGTATGACCGCAAAATATTTGAGCTATGCGCTTCTGGTAAAAGTGTAGCATCATTAAGCAGAGAAACTAATATTAGTTATTACTCATTATACAACACATATACAAACGCAAAAAAATATATAAAAGAAAAATTATGAGATTATATAAAGGAGATTGCTTAATAGAAAGCGATAAAATAGAAAGCGGAAGCGTTGATTTAATATTAACAGATTTACCTTATGGCATAATGAATACAGACGGTGGCAGAAAGTTAGGTATTAATGGTTGGGACATAGCAATAGAGCCAATTAAAATATTTGAAATTGCAAACCGTATATTAAGAAAGAACGGTAAAATGATTTTATTTAGCCAAGAACCATACACCACTAAATTAATAAATTATAAAAGTAATGTTGTATTTAATTATAGGGCAACTTGGGAAAAAGATAATTTTGCAGTTGCTTTAGGTGCTAATGTTAATATGGTTTCATTTACTGAAGATGTTTTAATTTTTTCTCAGAATGAGAGTATAGATTGTAAAAACCCTTTAAGGGAATATGCTAAAGATATTTTAAAATATATAGATAAACCTAAAAAAGATGTTTTAATAAAGTTAGGTAAGGGTTCTATAAGGTTTTTTAGGGATAAAGGAAACGAATTAACATTGCCAACACAAGAAACTTATAATTTATTAATTGATATATTTAATATTAATAAAATGCAAGGCTTTAAACAATTTGATGACCTTAAAAAAATAAATAAAGAATTTAAAAATCAATTTAAATCTACCTTTAACCTATGGGAAGGTGGCAAATACAAAAGTAACATATTAAAATACAAAAAAGATTATACAGGACACCACCCAACACAAAAACCTGTGTTATTATTAGAAGATTTAATAAAGACTTTTAGCAATGAAAATGATTTAGTGGTAGACTTAACTATGGGCTCTGGCTCTACAGGAGTAGCTTGTGTAAATACAAATAGAAACTTTATAGGAATAGAAATGGATAGCAATTATTTCGAGATAGCAGAGCAAAGAATTAAAGAAGCTAATTATAAATTATTTTAATATGAGATTAGGAGACTTAATTTACTATATAACTTACTACACTGGCATACATTGGTTAGTAAAAAGGATTTGGGGTGATAAATGCGGTTGCGATAAAAGACGCGATGATTGGAACGATATAAATTTAGACTTATGAGAATAGAAGACAGAGAAGCTTGGGAAGGTTTTAAAGCGGTTGTTAGTACTAAACTACCAAGAGAAGAATATAAGCTGTTATGCACGCTTCACGCACGTTACTACAACCATAAATATTATGAACCTTGTAGCTGCAGGCCAAAAGAATTAAAAATGTGGATAGCTGATATCGACAGAATATACAATAAAATATGATTAAGCAAATACATAACTGGGAGAAAGCGGTTGTTACTTTATTAAACCTAGACGGCTGGGACTTAAAACATTCAGGCGAAGGCAGTGAAAGCTGGGACGCTATAGGTAAAACTCCAAAGGGTGAGGATTGCGTTATAGAAATGAAATTTAGGAACAAATATTACGACACTAAAATAATAGAGAAGTTTAAATACGATAAGCTAATAGGCACTAATAAGGTTGCACTGTATTTAGTAAACGACCCTAAAGGAAACTATATGTTTTGGCTAAACAACTTAAAGGAATTAGAAACTAAAAATATGTATTGCCCAGACACTACGCTATGGACTAAAAAGAAAGTATCAAAGCCTTGTTATCTGCTTAAAGAAAGCGACGCGGCTATAATAAATATAAACGAAAAAGACACCGAGCTAGGAATATGGGATAGTTATTTTAAGGTTAAAGAGTAAAATAAATAAAAAAAAAGTGTTTATAATTTGTTTATAACTAATATTATGTTGTATATTTGTAAGGAACAAAACAAACAATATTATGAAAACATTAAAAAGTAACACAAAAGGAAACGTTTCAACAGTATTAATTCAATTAGGTGCTAATTCTTTTAGAGTATCACAAGCCTACTTAGGAAATACACCTGCACAATTAGGTATGACATTTTTCAAAAACATTGACGATGCTACAACAAACTACAATAGTTTTTAATACTGTTGAATTATTAGAATGGTTAAATATTGATTATATGAAAAGCCAAACAATTAAATACATTAAAAATATATAGTTATGAAAAAGACAAAAACGGGATTACACATTGACGTTAAAGGTAAACGNATTGAAGTTTACACTAAGAAAGAGTTANAGAAATTAGAAGAAGAAGCACAAACTAGATTAGATGTTCTTTTAGTAATAGGTTTATCTTTCTGTTTAATTGCTTTAGGGTTTATAATAGGCCTTTCAGTATAATGACTTTACTCCAGAAACAATCATACAACCTTTGGTTTAACCATATTGCTGAAACAGTAATAAAATGGAGAGATAAAAAGCCAGCCAATAAAGACCTAAGAAATTTTGTTAAAGGTATGAATGAGATAGGGCAGTACGTTAATCAATTAAATATAGAGAACGATGTGCTGGTTAAACGTGTAGGAATGATTAGAGCTGATAAGAACAGCGCCATAACAGAACTACAAGAACAAATAGAGGTATTACAAAACAAATTAAAACAATACGAGATATGAATTATTTTAACAGCTGGATAGACGAACCAGACGAGCTAACAGAATGCCGAACTTGTGGCACACAAACCAACGGAGATACTTATTGTTCAAGGTCTTGTTATAACTACGATACAGAATGATACTACTAGTAGACGCAGACAGTTTAATATTTGCAGCTTGTTATAAAAAACGAGAGCACAAAGACGGTGAGAGGTTTTATACAGACATAGAAGACGCTAAGTCTAAGTTTGATGAGCAGTTTATGAGCATTGTAAACAAGCTAGAAGATATGTATCCAGTTGAAAGGGTTATAACCTTCAGCGGTTCAAAGGGAAACTTTAGAAAGCTAATAACTCCAGTATATAAAGCAAATAGAAAGAACGCAGATTTACCGCCATTACTAAATGAAATGCACCAATTTGTAAAAGACGAGTACGATAGTGTTTGGGGTTATGGTATAGAAACAGATGATATTGTTGCTAGGTATTGGTATGAACTTTCAAACGAAGTAGGTAGGGACAATGTTATGATAGTCAGTATTGATAAAGACTACAAACAATTTCCAGCCCTTATATACAATTACCATTATAAGCATAAAGTTATATTAGATATATCAGAAGAGGAAGCTATGTATAATTTCTACGAGCAAATGATTATTGGGGATGGCGCTGATAATGTTCAGTACTTTAAGGGCAAAGGGAAAGTCTTTGCTGGCAAGTGGTTTAAGGGTTGTGCAACTAAGTACCAATATACTAGAAGAATGTACGAATTATTTAAACAAGAATATAAAGGTAAAGCTCGGCAGAATTATGTTGAATGCTACCATTTGTTAAAACTAAGAACAGAATGATTAGATTTGTTTACGACCTAGATATAGTTCTGGAGGCAATAGAAAACCAAGACTACGATGACGCAGTTAAAATGATTAAAGATATAAAGGAAGATTTAATGATTATAGCATTATTATAAAAAAAAAGTGTTTATAATTTGTTTATAACTATAAAAGTTTTTATATTGCAGTATCTTAAAAAACAAAATAATGAGCAAAACAAAAGTTACACCAGATTCAACAATAGGTAAAATATTATCAGGAAACACAAAAGGAATACATCCTTGGTACGTTTATCGTATCTTAAACCAAAGGCATTTATATATATGTATTAATAACTAAAAAACACAAAAAATGAAATACAAAGCAAATTTAAAAGTGACAGGAAACAAAGTGTTTAGTTATAACACACACGTTGCAACCATTGAAGGAAATGACTTAATACAATTAGGTTATTGGAGCCAAACCACGCAGAAGCATATTAACCACGTAGCTGAAGAACTTGACTTAATATTAATAAATTAGCTATGAAACTATTTGAAGACGAATGGGGTGTTGATGAATCACCAATAGAAGACGTAGAAATTACAACTACACTATTATACTTTAGTAAGGCAGAGTTAAAAGAATTTAAGGCATTATGTAAAAAAGGTATAAAGATAGAGTTTCAAGAAGACTACCAGCAAAAGGGAAACCTAAGTGATTTACTTTTAAAGGTACTAAAACAAAGATATGAGAATAGATAAAATAATAGTTAAAAGGGTTTTAGATAACGATAAAGCTGCTAAGTTAAAAACTAAGTTTCTTAACTCAAGTCATTACAATACATTAATCACAAAAGATTGCGATGCCTATGACACTTCTGGAAACCTATTGTTTAGGTTCAGGAAAAATGCAATACCAATGGACGTACTCAAAAATGGCGTTGATGCCTTTAGGGGGTCTATAGAAGTGACTGAGGGTCGTGGTTCTGCAAGTGGGAGCAGCCATAAACGAATCAGGAAAGATGGTAGTGTAAGCAATATAACTGTAGGCAATAAGGTAGAGTCAGGTAATGTGGGTTTTATGGATAGCGGCGCAATGGTTAAATATTGCAGAACGACAGCATTTGCAAAGAACCACTTTGATAAGTTTAAACAAGGTATTCCGTTCGTTGAGTTTATTGATAAAAAATATGCTGAGTTATGTCCAGTTCATTACGCTAAACAGAAAGCGATTGCAGATGGCACGAACAGAAACTACGTTATAGGCGACACCAGCTTTACAACAGTAACAGTTAATAAGAACTTCCGTACGGCTTGTCACCAAGATGCTGGGGACTTCCGCGAGGGGTTTGGGAACCTTATAGTGTATCGGGAAGGTAATTATGATGGAGGTTTCTTTGTAATGCCAGAGTTTGGGGTTGCAATTGACTTAGAGAATACTGACTTATTATTTGCTGATGTGCATAAGTGGCACGCAAATACAGAGTTCGCAAACTGCAGCGAGGATTGGTTGCGCATAAGTTTTGTGATGTACTATCGTGAAAATATGATTAAATGTAGCAGCCCGAGCGGTGAACTGCAAAAAGCTAAAATGGATAAAACTGGTTACTTAACACTGTAAAACAATGAAAACAACAACAAAACAAAACAAAGGATTAAAATTTGAATCATTCATTATGGATTGGTTCGCAGAAAACCACAAGATCAACCTCAGCCATTACACAACCTATGATGAGCAAATACACAAAGGGGAAAACAGACAAGGCATAGAAATAAAAAACGACCAGATGTTTAAAAAAACTGGTAACCTATTTATAAGTGTAGCTCGTGACTATGGCTATAAGGAGCACCCAAGCGGTATCTACAAAGACCAGAGCTGGCTTTATGTTATAGGTGATGTAGATTGCTTTTATATTTTTGCGGTTAAGCATTTAAAACAAGTTTACGAAGTTAATGATTTACCTTTGTTTAATGGTTTTAAAACACCAAAGGGGGGCACAGAAAAAGGTTATTTATTAAGTAGGAAAAATGCTGATAAGTTTTGTATTCAAAAAGTAACAAGTCAAACAAAATTATTCTAATGGATTATATCATAACTTGCATAAGCCATAACAGACACGAAAACGTAAAAGACTTTTTTGAAAAAGCTGGAACCGAAGATGTTGTTTTTTTTGTTAAAGATCAAACTGATATTGAAAACTATAAACAAAATGGCGCAAAAAATGTAATTGCTTCAGGTAATTTAATGGACAGTAGGAATGCAGCGTTGGACTATTGCTTTAATCAAAATAAAATATGCGTAGAATTAAGTGATGATCTGGAATCAATAATGATTAATGACTTCACTGGTAAAAGGACAAAGCGATACTTAACTGTTATAGAAGCGTTAAATAATATAATACCAAAATTCATTGAGTCAGGTTACTTCCTGGCTGGTTTCCCACCTACTAACAATCCTTTCTTTGCGCTTAATGAGTTTGATTTAAATAAATTCATTGTAGGTGATTTCTTAATAGTAAAGCCGACAACAATTAGGTTTGATGAAAATTTAAAGCTAAAAGAAGATTATGATTTTTGCCTAAGCTTTATGAAGCTGAAAGGTGGCTGCATACGTTACGCAGATTATTTAATGTCATTTAAACATTATTCTAATAAAGGCGGTGCGGTTGATTACAGAACAAATGAGCTAGAACAAAAAACTATAAAATACCTGATTGATAAATGGGGTGGTTGCATAAGGTTAAACAGTAAAAGGGAAAACGAAATACTATTAAATAAAAACAGTTACAAAATTTTAAATTCTAATCAAATAAATTTATTTTAATGAGAGCAACTTATTTACATTACGAGAACGGGAAAGGCTATGACGTTATAGACTTTATAAAAGATTATCAGCTATCCTTTAACAAGGGGAATATAATTAAGTATATTTGCCGCAGCGGTAAGAAAGACGATGAGCTAAAAGACTTAGAGAAAGCAGCCGACTATTTAAGACGTGAGATAGAATACTTAAGAGAACAACAACAACAATGGATAGAAAACAACAAATAAAATACTACAAAGATATGGAACAAAAAGAACTAGAACACCAAGAAGATATAAGAGGCGTACAAGAAGAAACAAGTGGGCCAATAAACAATAGACACTTAAACTATTTAAAGAGCGTACTTATAAGCCAATTACTACTAGAGGCTAACGATGAGCTGCAAGGAAGTAAAGGCTTTAAACAAAACGTAAAGCACCAAGTTAATAAAACTTCAAAGATATTAGAAGCTGAATACCAACAAGGGTTTAACATCATATACAACAATAACCCTGAAATGTGTACAAACGTACTAAACAAAATAGACGGCCTAATACACAAGATTAAAACAGCTTCTATTGACGAGCTGGTAATGATTGACGCTTTAGTAGATAACTACTTTGAAAACAAAGACGAAATAAAAGAAACACAAACCGCAGAATTTACTAAAATAAAATAAATGTATATAAATATAGAATTAAAAACAACAGAAAGAAAAGACTATTATAAATTCGTAATCAATGGCGTTAAGCTAGGAGAATGGGAGCGAAGCGAACTAAGACACTTAATAGAAGTAATAGACAATAAGATATAATGAAAATAGAAACAATAAAAGAAGCAGTAGATAGAAAATTCAATTTAGATATTGCATTAAAAACAAGACAAAGGAATTACATATATGCCAAGAAAGTGTTTAGTAAACTAGCTTACGAAAGTGGAGCTACATTTAGAGAGGTTGGCGATATAATTAAAAAAAGCCATTGTAA